ATTTAAGTTACTGCCTCGAAACCCTATGGATATTGCATCAGCGGGTTTTAAGACAGACAAAGAAACCCTGTCAGAACGTTTAGACAGTATGTCGGGGGCTGGTCGATGCTTTGTTAAATCTTACATACGTTACAATGCTTTGCGTACATACATTAACACATTTGTTGAGGGTATGGAAAACAACGTTGATGAAGAAGGATTCATCCATCCAGAGTTTATGCAGTGTGTTACGGCTACAGGTCGATTGTCGTCTCGAAAGCCTAACTTCCAAAACATGCCTCGTGGGTCTACCTTTGAGATACGCAAAGTCGTAGAAAGCCGATTTGATAACGGGTACATCATGGAAGGTGACTACTCTCAGCTTGAATTTAGAGTAGCGGGATTCTTGGCCAAGGACGAACAAGCCTATCAAGATGTCACTGACAAAGTTGATGTTCACAGCTATACGGCTGACATCATTGGTTGCACCAGACAGGAAGCCAAGGCCCACACGTTTAAACCTCTGTATGGCGGTGTGACAGGTACACCGGATCAGCAACGTTACTACCGTGCCTTCAAAGAAAAATACAGTGGTGTTACGGAATGGCATGAACACTTGCAACGAGAAGCTGTCACCAAAAGGGAGATCACTTTACCATCTGGACGACAGTACGCATTTCCTGATGCTCGTTGGACAGAGTGGGGTACGGCTACTAATCGTACTGCAATTTGTAATTATCCTGTGCAAGGATTTGCTACAGCCGATCTGTTGCCCACAGCACTTGTGCGTCTACATACTCTAATAGAAGAAAATAAACTGAGGTCACTTATTTGCAACACCGTTCACGACTCTATAGTTATGGATGTGCATCCAGATGAAAAAGACATATGTATCAAGCTGATGAAAGAGGCCATGCTTTCTATACCCGAAGAGACACAAAGCAGATACGGCATCACCTATGACATGCCAGTGGATATAGAAATTAAAATAGGTAAAAATTGGCTTGACACAGAAGTCGTTCCTTTGTAGTATCAAACTACATTCAACACCTTGTTAGGAGATTTAGGAAAATGACAGGGAACCTCATTAAAATCGATGCAGAAATGGATCAGCTTGTATCAGCGTTCAGTAACGGAAGAAGCAATGGAAAAAGATGATCCGGCTTTTATTCGCTCACGAAGTGCTACCTGCAATCAGGTAATCTATGGTGTTATTAGCGGTAAGTTTACAAAGGCTGATGGCACAGAAACAGATGTAGAAGAAACCCCATTTGTCAGCTACTTTAAGAAGTCCGGTTTTATCCCGATGCGAACTTTTATCGACAATTTGACAAAACAACGTAAAATCATGCAACGTTGTAACATCCTTCTTCGCACTGATAAAAAGAAGATGGGAGCCGCTAACTACTGGGTCCCTGTACCAACTCTTGCTGGTGAAGTTGACATCACAGAAAACGATAAAGAGGTGATGAAAGTCTTTGCTGAAATTGTAAAGAGTCACAATGACAACATCATGAATCAACATCGTGAGTCTATGAAGTTAGTAGAGTCCGAAGATATTATTGATCTTGCGGATGATTTTGAAGATGCTATTGCTTCTTAACATCAGAGAATATCTGGATAAAGCAAGCCGGGGGGAACTAAAAGACCCCCCGGTAAATCTTGATGCTTTCATAGAAGACTGTCGATATGCTGTGTCTCGGCAATTACAGCGGGACAACCGGGAATATCGTATCCGTATGTCTGGTCTTGGTCGTCCTTTGTGTCAGCAATTGATGGAACGAGACGGCTACAAGGAAGAGATGGACTACAACTCTGTAATTCGATTTTTATTTGGTGACGTTACAGAAGCAATCATGATGTTGGTTCTGAGAGAGTCGGGTTGTAAGATTGTTGATTTTCAAACAGAAGTAAACCTTGATATCGGTGGAGAAAACATTCGTGGTACACTGGACGTTATCTTAGAGGATGACACGGGTGTTAAGAAGGTTTGGGATATCAAGTCTGCAAGTGAATGGTCTTTTAAGTACAAGTTTGGTGGCGGGTATGAAAAGCTAAAAGAAGGTGATCTTTTTGGATACCTGATGCAAGGCCACCTGTACGGAGAGGCTATGGGCATGCCCTTCGGCGGCTGGATCGTTATCAACAAGTCTAGCGGCGAGATAGCTGTTGTGGAAGCACCGGATTGGCAAGATCAGGATCGTAAAGAATACTTGGCAGATGCAAAGAAACGTATCAAGAAGATTGTCAATCCTGAAACTAAAGTATCTAAGTTTCCGTCTGAATTTGAGATGCACAAGAAAGACGGTGTGCCTACAAGAACAGGAAACAAATTACTTGCCAAGCCGTGTACATTCTGTGGTTTTAGAAAATATTGTTGGCCTGATGCCGTGTTGCATCCAAAGGTAACATCGACAGCAAAGAATCCCCCTGAAGTATGGTACGAAAAAGTTAAAGTATCGAAGTTGTGATATGCCTATTATATCGACTAAAGAGTACGAATTATCGCTACTCGACATGAATCAGAATGTTTTCCACGTGTACATAAATTCTTTTATGGATAGTGGTGGGGGTAGACGCATCGTAACGCTCAGACAACACGAGAGGGGTCTTCCTCTTACTCTCAAAAATAATTACGCTGATAGCGGGGGACTTACATCAGACACAGAGGCTCGTGATGTGCTACGTATCGAAAACGAATTTCAACGCATTAATAAGATATTGGGAGAAGGTTGGATCGTATGTCTACCGATTTACCCATTAACAGAAGAACTTATGTTACTAGAAAAACAGTCCCCAAAAGTAGGCGGCTACCTAAAAAAAAGATTAGAGGTAATACAGTCAAGATTTCAAAAGGCGGTCACAAACGTATGAAAAAAAATGGTGGATATCGTTCTGCGTTTGAACTACAGGTGGCTAATTACCTAGCCATAAATAACGTAGAGTTTACTTACGAAGAAAAGAGAGTTGTCTTTGTTCCGAAACCTCGTACATATACGCCTGACTTTTATATCCCAGAGACAGATATTTACATTGAAGTGAAGGGTCACTTTACAAAAGATGATCGAACTAAGATGCTACTTGTAAAGGAACAGAATCCTGAACTTGATATTCGTATATTATTCGTAAATGCGAAAAACAAGATATACAAAGGTAGCAAAACAACCTACGGGGCATGGGCCGATAAACATAAGTTTGATTGGGCTGAAGGCACAGTACCTAAAGAGTGGATGAAAAAATGACAGACAAAACCATAGACTTTGAATCACAATTAGAGATGGCCTCTCTATTGCCTGATCGTCACTACATTGTTCTTAAGCCTAACGGTGAAGATAACTTTACTATGTCAGCTTACGATACTACGAAAGTTGAAGAAGACGATGAGTTCTTCGGTCCTGCTTTTATTGCACAGCACGGTCTTATTGCAATCTTGAGAGACGAAACGGACTATGTTATTGAGAAGGGGATGGAAGAGTTGGCATATCAGCACATAGCCGAATCTATCGAAGAGTTTTCTGATGATGATGATACAGAGGTTAAGAAGGTTGCACAACGTGTAAAAGAAGGTAACGTTGTAAAAGTTGATTTTGGGAGAAAGCATTGAGCACTACACAAACAGGTAACTTGTATACAGGCTATACCCAAGAAAAGTATGAGGAGTACATGATGCGTATGATGATAGAAGAGGACGCAGTAAATCACCCGCAACATTATAACCAAGCAGGTATAGAATGTATCGATGCTATTAAAGCAGCTACAGATGAAGGATTTGAGTATTACCTTCAAGGAAACATTCTTAAATACCTCTGGCGGTATCGCTACAAGAACGGCGTTGAGGACCTCAAGAAAGCGCAGTTCTACCTGAATAGACTTATTGAGGTGAAATCGTGAAGTGTTGGCATTGTAAACATGAACTAATCTGGGATTGCGATCACGACTTGGAAGACGAACTCTTCTATAGTATGGTTACAAACCTGCACTGTCCCAACTGCAATTCGGTAGTTGACGTATATTATCCAAAAGAAACAGAAGGAAACGAAGATGAGTAACATGCTCCCCACCCCTTATCAACAGTTTATTCACAAGTCACGGTATGCGCGGTGGCTTGACGGTGAACAACGCCGTGAAGATTGGGACGAGACTGTTGATCGCTACATCAACTACATGACTAACCAAGTTCGCGGGAAGTATGATTACGAACTAGATGCAGAGATCATTCACTCAATTCGAGAGGCTATCTTGAATCTAGAAGTCATGCCGTCCATGAGGGCTATAATGACTGCGGGACCTGCACTTGCAAGGGATAACATCTGTGGCTATAACTGTAGCTACATTCCGGTAGACAGTCCTCGTTCGTTTGATGAGTGTATGTACATTCTTATGTGTGGTACGGGTGTAGGGTTTAGTGTCGAGCGTGAAAACGTAGACAAGTTGCCGATCATCAGCGAGAACTTTAACGAGTCTAACACCGTCATCAAAGTTACAGATTCTAAACCGGGCTGGGCAAAAGCATTCCGCGAACTTCTGGGTCTGCTGTATCAAGGTCAAGTGCCGAAGTGGGATGTCAGTGATGTACGTCCTGCAGGTGCGCGGCTGAAAACAATGGGGGGTCGTGCTTCTGGTCCACAGCCTCTTGTCGATCTGTTTAACTTCTCCGTGTCTATGTTCAAGAAGGCGGCTGGTCGCCGTCTCTATCCTATCGAAGCCCACGACTTGATGTGTAAAGTTGGTGAGGTTGTGGTCGTTGGTGGTGTTCGGCGTTCGGCACTTATCTCGTTGTCAAACTTAAATGATGATCAGATGGCTCACGCAAAAGCGGGGCAGTGGTGGGAGAACGAGGGTCAACGTGCGCTTGCGAACAACTCTGTAGCATATAAGCACAAGCCAGAGATGGGTACGTTTATGCGTGAGTGGCTTGCCCTTTACGACTCCAAGTCTGGCGAACGTGGTATGTTCAACCGTGAAGCGGCTGACAAGCAAGTAGCCCGTAATGGAAGGCGTGAGACAGGCCACTATTGGGGAACTAACCCATGTTCTGAGATTATCCTGCGTCCCTATCAGTTTTGCAACTTGTCAGAGGTTGTAGTCAGAGCATCAGATAGTCTTGAAGATTTGAAGCGTAAGGTGCACATTGCAACAATCTTGGGTACGCTCCAATCTACCTTGACAGATTTTAAATACTTGAGGAAGATATGGAAAGACAACACAGAAGAAGAACGTTTGTTGGGTGTATCGTTGACTGGTATAATGGATCACTCCGTATTGTCAAAAACCGTAGACAGCAGAGTGTGGCTCGAAGAAATGCGAGAGGTGGCAATAGAAACAAACAAGACTATTGCGAACACGCTTGGAATCCCGCAGAGCACTGCAATCACTTGTGTAAAGCCGTCGGGTACTGTGTCACAACTGGTGGACGCTGCAAGCGGGATTCACGCTAGACATAACGACTACTACATTCGCACGGTTCGCGGCGACAACAAAGACCCGTTGACTCAATTCCTCATTGGGGAAGGCATCTACAACGAACCGGACATGATGAAGCCTGATTCTGTCACTGTGTTTTCCTTCCCTATGCAGTCGCCGGATAGAGCAGTGCTTAGAGGCGATATAACGGCCATAGAGCAGCTTGAACTGTGGAAGGTCTATGCCCTACACTGGTGTGAACACAAGCCCTCTGTAACCATCTCTGTGCGCGAAGAAGAGTGGATGGATGTTGGTGCTTGGGTCTACGAAAACTTCGATATCGCATCTGGCATTTCGTTTCTCCCGCATAGCGATCACACCTACCAGCAAGCTCCTTATCAGGATATTGAATACGAAGAGTACTTGGAGTGGAACATGCGATATGGTAGAACAAACATCGACTGGACAAAAATGACTGAGTTTGAAAAAGAAGATAACACTACAGGTTCCCGGGAACTTGCTTGTACAGCAGGGGTTTGTGAAGTTGTTGATTTGAGTGCTGGCTGATGACTGATACCTTCGAAATCAAAGTAACGGATATTGTCGAACACGAAGATGGTTCTGCAACGATGCACCTTGAGATGGACTCAGAAGCGAAGAGTCTACTCGTTGAAGCGGGTATTGTTAGCCTTTTAGAACAATACTTAGAAAATACAGATGATTGAGTGTGACACTTCAACTTTGGAATGGTGGCAATGGTGGTTGCTTATTGCCATCACTACAAACACTGTAGTAAACTTAATTGTGTTCTTTAGAGGTCGCAAATTTAGGAGCGGTTAGATGCTAGAAGTCCAGATAACAGACGATATGCTACTAGCAGCCCGTGCTAAAGCTACTGAGATGGGCAGACTGAATAACTCTATCCTTCGGGGCGGTGGCAGTGTTGCTGGGTTCTTAGGTGAACAGATAGCATTGAAAGTCCTCGGGGGTGAGTGGCGCAACTCTTATGACTACGACATCGTATTAGAGGACGGCAGAAGAGCAGAAGTAAAGACAAAACAAACTTCTGCTACCCCCAAACCCTTCTACGATTGTAGCATCAGCAACTTTAACACTAGACAAGACTGCGACATCTACGTTTTTACAAGAGTGTTGAACGACTTTTCTAAAGGATGGTTCTTAGGAATGCTAACGAAAGAAGAGTACTTTAAAAAAGCAACGTTTTTAAAGAAGGGCGATATCGATCCTTCCAACAATTATACTGTCAAGGCAGATTGTTATAACGTTCCTATTTCAGAATTGGATAATCCTAAAGATGGCAAACAAGAGAAAACTGAAAGCAACCCTGTTTGATCTTCATGTCTTTATGAACGACAAAGGGGACATCGAACTGGAAATCCAATCCGTGTCCCCCGAAGAGTTTACTGAAGCTATGAACTCTGGTATGCCTCACTATGAAGGCACATTTAAAGTCGCAAGCCTACTAAAATTTTTACGATCTGTTAGCGAAGAAGTACAGCAGAAAGCGGGCCGCTACATTTAGCGGCCTTTTTTCATTTTACCGCCGTACGCCTTGTAACCCATCCGATTACGAACTTTGGTAGGCAACTTACCAAGACCCGGATTGTTCCCGGGAACCTCTTTCAGTTTACCACCGCCAGCCATCATAGTCATGCCCATCTTGTCCTTGCGGTCCATCATGGGGTTGGCGGACATTGCCATGCCGCCGCCGTACATTGGTTTGCGGACCATCGACCCGTAGGCGTAGCCCTTTTTATTCATCTTCTTTTTCATCGGACTCTCCTTCTACTATGTCGATGAGGGTTTCTAACTCGTCTTGTCTAGCCTTCTCTTTTATTGCACGGGGACCTATAGGAATCTCGTCTCCTGTGAGTTGGTCTAGTGTCTCTAGTTCGCCGCCAGACTTGAGAAGCTCTAGCATGATGTGGCTTCGAAGTTCAATACCGAGCAGCTTTAAATCATCTCTTGTTACAGAGCGGGGTGTGTTCAGTATTTTTGAAAGGATGCGAGCAGAGTTTTTGTTTTGCAAGATGAACATAATCTGTGACTGCCGCTCTTGCATCATAACTCGGAAACCAACTTCAGCAATAACGTAGTCGAGACCAACCATTCCTCGTGCCAAGTTAAACACACGTGCAATCTTACTTTCCATACGCATCTGACCAACATCGAAGTACGCCTTCACGCCAGCAGCGTTACCAGAGGCGGCGTTCATCCAGTCTGCGATGTCTTCTAGATGCTCTGCATGGTCTTTACCTAGAATGATTTCCATGGTCTTGCGTTGAGCAGGGTTTTTGACCATCTCTGTCAGTACTGAAATGTCAGTTATATCTTCAACAACCTTGCCTTTAAACCCAGTCAGTGTTTTGGTCTTCAACCCAGACTTTTTAAGGGCACCCCTTAAGTACATCTCTTTGAGAGCTAGAGTAGCCTCTTCTTCGGTCATGCCGCCAGACTTCAACACACCTTTTAAGTTTTTGTAACCGTCCTCGTTGAGGTTGCTGAGGTGTAGGTCAAAAAACTTTTCTGGGTTACGAACGTCGCCGATGAGACGCTCGAGTTTGTTGATGGCGACCTGTTCCTTTTCGAGAGTTGCTCTACCCGCATTCCGTAGGTCTGAACCCACTGTCATGGTGTCATCCCTGATGTCGTTGTAAGCCTGTTTGTACTGTGTGTTTGTAGCGAGCAGGTCATCAACAGGAGCGAGTTCATCTCGCAACTGAGTGCTGAATGGCAGACGGGTTTCAGTTGTTCCGTCAGGATTCACGACACGGATTGCTAGTTCCTTTTCCGCATCGAGCAGTCTGTTTGCTCTTTCAAAGCTAAACTCCGGCAACACCTCTTGTATGCCCGCCAATCGTTCGGCTGCAGTTCTAGTGCGGGGTCTTATGTCTTCAGGGAGCGAGGTTGTCGGCAACTCTTGTGGTCTGACACTAGGAAGCAAAGCATTGCCGACGCTGTTGTTTGTTACAGATTCAAGCATAACGGAAAGACCATTTGCCAGTCTCCGTTCGGCAGGGTTGCTCAAATCAAATACAGGTCGTCCCAAGTCGTCAGTGCTAACACCGTAAAATAAGAAAAGGTCTTGCTTGACTTCTGTAATCCGCTGATTTAGACGGTTTAAAGAAGCCTCATCGTCAGTCTTGGCAATTTTTGCAAAGAGAGTTCCCAACTCTTCAAAGCCTCGTTCAGGCGTTGCCTGTCCTCGATAGATATATCCACGCTGACCTTTAGGTCGGTCTGCTCCTTTTAGTTTTCTTTCGCGGGCTTTTATGACTTTACCAGCATATGTTCCTCCCGCTGTGACGTTTCCAACATCTTGTCTGTACCCGGCTCGAGCTTCGTCAAGGAAACCTGCTAAGTTAGGGTCTGTCTCTTCAAACAGTTCGTCGATAGATGCTGTAAACTCGCTTAGGTATTGTGCTGCACCTTTGGTAGTAGGTCCAGTCTTTTGTGAAGTTTCATAAGCATTGTAAGCGAAAACTCTGCGAACGTCCTCAACTTGCTCCACAGTACCTTGGAAGAAAGCCAGAGGTTCTGAAGATTTGTCTTTTTCTCCTAAGAATAGAGCAGCCTCGGTTGCAGAACGGTTTTTAATATGTCCTTGTTTGTACAGGCCCTCAATCACCGTGCTCGCATCTCCACCGAACTCTGCAATTAGACCTTGCCTTGCCATCTTTTCAAAGGTGTCTTCAAGGTCCCTACCGCCTCTGCGAATGAATTCACGACCACCACCAAAGGCGTATGCAATGCCGCCTACTTCTTTAACATCGTCACTTACGTCTGCCAACTTCCGAGCAACAGTATCCATGTTGATAACTATGTTGTTATCTGCAGCGTAGTCGTTGACTTTCTTGTATCGAGCAGAAGCTCGTGCTTTCCGAACACCCAAAGAGATGTCAAATAGAATGTCTGCGCCTCTCTGTATATATTCTTTGTACTTAAAAGGTGGAACACTACCTGCCAGTTCTGCAAGACCTCGTTGACGTTCGACAAGGTTAGCAATCAAGATATCTGCAGTTTCTTCAGCCAGCTTTGCCCTGTTTGTGTTCTTAGCAACATCTTCGGGCATGAGCATTAGGCGCATGTCTACAATTTCGTCGATGGTGCTTTCATCTACTATGTCGGGGTTTTTCATGTACAGGTCAATCAGTTGATTCATCTCCTGCCGCCTACGAGTCAAGTTATCTTGAGCCGCTTCTGCACCCTTTTCCAACTTAAATATTGTCTGATTGATAGGGTCGTTGGAATCTAGCTTGCCGCCCTCTGCTGCAAAGGCTGTTCTCAAAAGATTGAGTTGAGTTGTCATGCCCATCAAAACATCGTCTTGCTGGCGGATTGCTCTGAACAGGCTATCTGCTCTACCACCGTCAAAGATTTCAGTAACAGACTGTCCTTCTGCTGCCAACTGTTGAATTCGAATAAAAGGTGCGAACCCAGATGCGTATGCAAAACTGAGGTGCAAAGATTGCATGTTCTTGTCAACTTCTTCAGCGGAGAAGACGAGGTTCCCGTCGGCATCCTTAAGCGTCTCCAAACGCTTGCGAGTTCGCTTCATGTTCTCACCGTATTCAATTAAAGAGTTGAACATCTGGTCCCGCATAGTAACTTGTTCGCCAGCAACTTCAAAAACCTCGGTGCCCATACGAATCATCATTCCGTTGAATGCTCGCAGTGCCTTTATGTCGTCGTCATTTAAAGCTATGCCTTCTGCTCGTGCAATAGATTGGATTTCGTCCAAGTCTCCACGCATCAAGGGGCCTAGGCCAATCGCAGCAATCTTTTCTGAACTGACTAAATGGTTGCCCAAGTCTTCAACACCCCGAACACCCATACCGAGAATAGGAACTCTAGATGCAACGCCTATTGCTGTATCTTTAACTTTGCGACCTAGGTAAGGGGCAAAGAAAGGTGCTGTAAAGGCTGTGATCATTTCTGCAGTTCCTTCAGACATACCCAGCGTTTCTGTAGGAATCATGTTTGGCGCGATTGCCAAGGCACCTGATATATAAGCCTCGTCAAAGAAAGCCCCACGAATATAAGGGTTCTTGCCTGTTTGATTGGCGTAGCGAGCACGTCCCTTTCTAAAGAAGTCCAATTCTCCCGGCAAATTCTTAAGTTCTACAGCTTCGTCTGCACTCAGGGGGCCTACTTTTGATTTTAAAGTGTCGAGCCTGTCTGTGGCTTCACTAATCTTTTCATCGTAAAATTTAAAAGCGGCACGATGTTGCGACATAACTGAGCCAGCAGCCAGTTCATCTCTATAGCCCCCCAGTTTACCAGAACCGATGAAAGGAACTTTCTTCCACGCTTTTCTCCAAGTTCTAAACAAGGCATTGCTGTTCTGGTCACGTAGATATTCAAAGACCTCGATGTCGTCCATGTCTTGAAAACGCCCGGGGTTATTCTTGCGAGCATCTTGTACCTTATCATAAGCTTTCAAGCCTTTGTTGACTTTACGAGCCGTATTCAAAAGAACAAACGGACCACCGCCAAAGAAAAATACACCCGCCTGTTCCGCTACGTTTAGCTGATTCCAAGAGCTTTGGATTAATCCGTCAGCAACGCTAGGGTCGAGGGTTTCGTCATATACAATTTCGCCCTTATCGTCCGTGACAATCTGAAGAGACGCTTCACCATCCTCATCGAATACCACGTCAACCTTTTCAGGAAAGGCGTGGTCATTACGCCACGCATCTTCACCATACGTTGAGATATACTTATCTTTATACCACGCTTCTAAACGCTGTCGTGCATTGCCAATGTACTGATTACCTTCGGTTGTGCCTTCCAAGTTTTTCAGGTTAAATCCATACATGCCACCGTAGTATCGTTGCATAGCATCACCATACCTACGGCTGAAAGATTCACCAAAAGTCTCTTCGTAGTTGTCGAAGAAGTAATCATTTGTAGCGGCAGTCAAGCCTTCTACAGCGGCTAGGCCCATGCTAACTAGGCTGGGGATACCTTGAACAATCCCCGTAGGCAGGTCTAACATTTCCCTGCCCAACTCACTAGACGAACGTCCATAGTATGCGTTGGCGTAATCGTCTACAAAAATCTGCTGCCCACGAGCTGGTAGGCCGGAATCCATCAAAAGTTTTGCAACTTGCTGTTCGTTTTGAATGAACAGTTCATAGTTTTCATCCCCAGCAAACTGGTCAGGAATTCTCATGCCTTCGTAGTTTGGTCCGCTAAAGCCAACAACAGCCCCTTCTTTAGGAGCTTCTGGTACTGTGTATTCAGGCAAGAACTTTCGGAATAGGTTCGCCTTCTTGTTTGGGTCGCTGTTGTACGCCGCGATGCTTTCGGGGGTGATGCGTACGCCACCGATGGTAGTATAACCCTTCTGCTGAATCTCTTCAACAGTAGTGCTAGACATGATATCTTCAAACACTGCTTGAGCATCAGGAGTTTCAAGCGAACCCTTCTGACGAGCGATGTCTTTCTTACGAGCCTCTTCAAAGAGAACGTTCTTGTCGTCTACAATCACTGGGTCTACCATTAGTTTACCTTCTGATACTTGCCTCTGCCTAGAGGTTTATACTCTACGCCGTCTACTATAATGTTCCCATTTGCAAGGGGTTTGCGTTTCTTACCAGCAATCTGGGTAGCGTCTATGATAATAGCCCCACCCTGCTCGGCAGGAGGTTGCTCAGAACTCTGCTGTTCTTCTGTAGCGTTATCCTCCTGCTGCTGTGGCTGCTGCTCTTTGTCAGAAGACTGCTGTTTAAACACAATTCGCTGGTCGTCGTCAGCAACTTTAGTGACGAATTCTGAACCTTGTTTTCGTTCGTACAAATTAAAACTGTCGTCGAAGAAGAGTTCGCTTCCCGGGATGGCTTCGTAATTTTCTGCGGGCGTGAGGCTCATGTCGCCAAACCGTAGACGAGTGTCTGCCCGTCCAGTATCACCGCCAACGTTTACAGTACGGCGGTGGAACTTACGAGCTTTCTCCGCAATGACATATGCTTGCAATCGACGTTGTTCAGGAGCGTTAATACTCGGAGACCGTGCGATGTTTGCATAGACTTCTGTGTCCTGCTGAAGACGGTAAAAGCGAAGGCGTAGGCGTTCAAGTTTTGCTTTGGTAATGTTTATGTTATCAAACACACCATCGCCCTTCAACTGTTCCATCTGAATACGGAAGTCATCGTTAGATAGTCGGCCTGTACCATCAACAGCACGGGCCATAGAGTATGCTAGTGAAACCATCAGAACTTCGTTTTCACCGAGCCTTTCAGCCAAGTCTTTATCCAGTACATCAGCTACAATAGCCGACAAACTTTCTGAAGTGGTTCCTTTAACGAAGTCACTTTCGTCAAATCGAGAACCTCCAAATAACTGGTTAATCTGACCCCCTGAACCGAAGACTTTTAAAGCAGCAGACTGAACAATCCCTGCAAAACCTGTTTTAATTTTAACGCCGTCTTTTCCGACAGGCTCGAGGTTTGCTAAGATTTCGTCAACAGCAGATACAGAATTTGAAGCAAAGGTGTTCTTATCTATGATGTCGTCGGACTTGATACTCTTGTTTTTAAGCACTTCTGGCCCCGAGGGATTTCTTCCTTCGATACCAAAAATAGATGCCTTCGGTTCTTCTACTTTAATTAGAGGCAATATGGCGTTTACCAACTGACGGGTGCTGACCAGTCCGGGACTAACTTCTAGAAGAATGTCAACAACTTGAGGTGTGACGTTAGGTCCCGCACCTGCGGCAGATAGCAATTGCAAAGCACCTGCTTCGTACAAAGGTACGGACTGGTCTTGGATAATAATATATGCACCCGCTTTGCTGTCTGAGATTTCACGATATTCTATGCTGTTAATCCAAACATTTCTGTCGGCAAATCCCATCTCTTCAGCAAGTTTATCCATGCTGGTTGCAGTTTTAGCATCAACGGTTTGAATGACTCCCGAAGCCGTACCTTCTTCCGTTGCAGACCCTAGGATAAATACCTCGTTATCTTTAAGACCTTCACCTTCAGTAGCAGTGTTGATGGCGTTTGAAAGAGTTGCTTGTTCTGCTGAAACGCCGGACATGCCTAATGATTTTTGCAACTCAGCTCTAAAGCTTAGAAGAGGCTTGTACTCTGAAAACGTAGCGTACACTGGGCTTTTTATAGCTTTTGTTACCTCGTCCACACCACTCTTGTTTAGGTATACCCATTGACCACGTTTTTTAAATTCAGAATCAGTAAACGCTAAAAACTGTTGGGCACCTGCAGGGTCACTTGTAAACTCCTGCAAGTAAGCCTCGGCAGCGTCCGGGTTAGACAGAATCATGTTAATATTACTCAGATTTTCAGTGCTTTTATCGTCAGTAAATGTTGCCTCAAATTTCATAGAAACGCCACCAAACATCGTGTTGTTTTCTACATCATCCATAGCCCCTACTGCTGAATACACATTTGACATGGTAACTAACCCCTGCTCATTCAAAGCAGTTATTTCTGCTGCTTTATCGGGGTCCATCATTTCTTTTTGCACAAGAGTAGATACAAGAGAAGATACACCTTCTCTTCTCTTTATTTCAGCTTCTTTCCCAGCCTTCGCAGCTTCTGCTTCAGCGGCACGTTTTTCAGCCATATTTTTGTTGGTCTGCTGTATAAATCCTAAAGCAAGTGAAGTTCCGAATCCCATTACTCACTATCCTCTCTATTTAAAAAGTTCTCTTCAGCAGGGGGCTTTGGAGACATGCCCTCTCTGATAGCAGCATTTAGGTTTTCTTTTACGATAGTAAACATACGTGGATTGTTTCGTCTCATCATATCGAAGAAGGTTCTGTCGTCCATTTCATCTTCTTCAAATGCGTTAGAGTTTTCAAACAAACGATATGGTACGCCCTCTTCTTCTGCCATTTCAGCAATATAGAATGCCAGAGGACCTTTTATGAGAAGACCCACATCTGGCGTGAAACGTCCCTCTTGAAACCCTTGAATAATTATACCTTCAACAATTGCTTCTATGCTCACACCAACAACAAGCAGCTTCATCATTTCTTGAAAACGCTGCGGCTGTTCTATATTATCCAACACCTTTTCAAAGACAACCGTAGGATCAACGTCCTGTGGTGGACGGCCCCAAGCCCATCGGCTGTTGTCTTGCGTTAAAGAATGCCCCGGGGGCGGAGCAGAAAAACGGTCAATATCTTCAATAGACCCTTTCTGTGCTTGCATTAAATCTTTTTCCGTAGCCACTATTTAGTCTCCTTACGAACTTCAGCAGGTTTAGCTTCTTGTACGGACGGGAGCCGTGCAGGTTCAATAGCCAATGTTCGTCTCCCGCGAACTGGTCGAGGTTGTGGCATGTTCTGACTAATTAGCCTCTGAAAATCTTGATTGGATTGTGTCTTACGGCGCATAGCTGTCTGTACGGCAAGATTTAGGCGTTGACTACTGATACCCCCAAGAGCAGGAGCCTGTGCTGCCCGTGAACTTCCGAGAGGAATTTTAGGGACAGAAACATCGCTGACTGGTTGGAAGGGAGTGAAACCATCTTCTTCTTGACCCATCGCTGTCCTTGCTGCTTGACCTACGGTAGAGAGAAAGCCGCCGTATTTATCCACAAGTCCTAAATCTCTATCACGAGCACCGCCGCTGTACTGTCGTTCGTTTCGTGGATCGCCACCACCACCAAACACTCCAGAAACAAAGTTAACAATTGATTTAAAAACACTGAACCCCTTCATATCTCTTATCCTACTAAAATAAATTTGCTAAAAAGTTACCGATACCCATGGCTAGAGAGTCTTGTTGTTGTCTGTCGTATTTTTCCATTGTGTTCGAAAACTCTAGTGCGGCCAAGCCAACTTGGTGCTTACGTTGCAACTCATTCTCACTTTTAGTAAAGTTCCACGATGCGTTGTCCCTATACATCTGCCACATACTTGCTAACGCTGTTTGCGTGGCGTTGTATTGCATCTGTGCATTTAGGCGATTTGTTTCGTTTTGTGCCGCTGTATTAGCCGTGTTAATTTCTCTGCGCCACACAGCGTTTGACTGATCTATCGCAAATTGCATTTGACCGTTGAACTTGTCACGGGAATCTCGAACCTGTTGATTAAACTGCGCCATCGCGTTAGCTTCAGAAACATTAAATTGTCGTGTAGCAGCGACACGATTAGCCGTTGCAGTTTCTACCTGCGAACCTAGTTCGGCAAAGAACTCTTCCACCTGCAATTCATTCTTAGCATTAAACTGCTTACGAGCGTTTTCCTCGGCGGCATCTTTGAACAAACCTTGAACCAACACACTAAAGTTTAAGGTATCAGCTTTTTGTTTATTGTCAAGGTTTTTCAGGTCTACGGACAGCAGGGCTTGGGCTTCGGTGACTGCACCTTGCAAACGGGCTGACAAGTTTGCCCGGTCCATAGCAGCAACTGTGGCCGCATTTTGAAGAGCAGCCTTTTGGCGGTTGTCGAGGTTTTGCAACTGTATTGCGGCGTACTTATTAGCATCAGCAGCAGCGATCTGCACACCAGATTCCATTAAGCTCTGGGTGATAGCAGCAGCAGCCATCGAACTTGCACCCAAGCCCCGGCTCTGCATAATAGCATTGACCTTGCGAACCTGTGGAGAAGCCCAAGCTGGCATAGGCTTGCCTTCCTCGAGGCTCGACATAAGTTGGCCAAGCTGGTATTGAACAGTGGCTCGTGGATCGAGTTCTGCTTGTGCTGCAGTAGCCATCGACGCTGCACTGGCAACGCCTTCAACACCCGTCATATCAACATACGGCTGTGTTGGAGTAAGCTGTGCTGCTTCCATACCGCCTATCTGTTGAAGACCCGGCATAGTTTCAGCAACAGCACCGATTTGTCCAACATCGGCACCGGGCATAGTGGGGGGAGTAACTGTTAAGCCTGTTTCTGAAACACCAGATGCAGTTGCCTCGGGAATAGTAGGTACTTGTCCTACACCCGTAGTAATACTTTCCCCTGCTGTAGGAGTTATTTTAGCTGTGTTAATAGTAGGAACATCTTTGGCGGCTAGTTCACTTACTTTTTTTTGTAACTGTGTATCTGTTGTTATCATGTTAGGGTCCGTAGATGTAAAGTCTGATATCTGTTCAAATTCTGGGTAAGGCAGGGGGGAGACAGGGGGAAATTTGCCAACAGTCCCCTGACGCACTTTATTTCCTTGAGCATCAAGAAAAAAAGAACCATCTACATTTTTTATAAAAGGTTTTTCATTTGATTGAGATTGGCCCATTTGTGGTGGTGCTGGTGGTGGTGTTGCTGCAGCCTTTCTAGCAGCATCTAGCCGTTGCTGAGAAGCTTTAATTCGGTCAAAGTAATTGTCAGGGCCGTACTTACGTCTAAATTGTAAAACTGCATAGTTGTAATCTGCTATATCGTATGCAGACCTTGGCCCCACTACATTTCTATAGTTTTGCCGATATTCTTTTTGTTCTGCTTGTAGTTCGGCAAGCTGTTTCTCTAGGTCAGCAATAGACATAAAAACATCTAGTCTCTACTCAAAACTCTATCCAGCTTATCTTCCACACGGTGCAGGGCTTCCATAACTTGTCGCATGTCAT